GTTCCAGCAGTTCCTGTTCCCGTTGCTCCACCAGCACCGTTTCCGTTTCCACCACCACCAGAACCACCAGAACCAGCCGTGCCTGAATAAAATGCGCCTCCGCCTCCACCGCCAGCATACATTACTGATGTACCAGAAATAGCTGAAGAAAACCCAGCACCACCATTACCAGATACAGTTCCAGTAGCACCAGTATCAGATGCTCCACCTCCACCACCGCCTCTAATTTGTGTTGTGCCATTAGCTAATGATGCACCACCACCATTTCCTTGACTTGGTGAAGTAGCAGGAGTATTTCCAGCACCACCAGCATAAGAAGTGTTTGAAACTTCCCCACCACCACCACCAGAACCGCCATTAGCACCAATAGTAGAAGGCGCACTTCCTCCACCTCCACCACCGCCGCCGTTAGATGTAATGGTATAAAAAGTAGAATTACCTCCAGTTCCACCTATTGCATTTGTAGATGCAGACCCAGCAGCACCCACAGTAATAGTTGATGTATTACCTGAAGTTACGGCAAAAGCAGTCCCCGTTCTAAACCCACCTGCTCCACCACCACCGCCCCCGCCATGACGAGAACCACCACCACCACCACCGGCAACAACTACGTAGTCCACGCTAGTAACACCAGCAGGTATCGTATATGACTGTGTAGATGTAAAGGTAACAGAGCTAATAACTGGGGCTACGTATCTGATGATGACTATACCGCTGCCGCCAGCGCCACCTGCAATAGTAGAACTTCCACCATTACCGCCACCGCCACCGCCTGTGTTAGCCGTACCAGCGCCAGAAGCAGGAGAACTTCCCCTGCCCCCATTACCACCACCGCCTGTGCCACCAGTACCAAGAGTGCCTGATGTAAATGTACCTGCACCGCCACCACCTGCGTAAGTGACAGAAGAACCAGATAATGTAGAAGCAGTACCATTTCCGCCATTACCACCAGCAGCACTTGTTCCATCTGCACCTACAGCAGATGCTCCACCACCACCGCCACCGCCGTATGATGGGCTAGTATAAGTACCAGAACCACCGTTGCTTCCTTGTGATGGGCTTGTGCTAGGGGTATTACCAGAACCACCCGGCCCCGGAGTTAATCCAGAAGTTGAACTTCCACCGCCTCCGCTACCACCATTTAAACCAGTAACATCGCTAGTACCAGAAGCTAATTGACATCCACCAGCACCGCCGCCTGTTGAAGTTACTGCCGAAAATATAGAAGCTGTACCACTAGAACCTTGACCAGTTGACGAGCCAGCACCGCCTGCGCCAACAGTTACAGCATACGTAGTACCCGGCACAACAGTTAAAGCAGTTCCAGTTCTAAATCCACCAGCTCCACCGCCGCCGCTACCTACTTGGGAGCCGGGGGCAGCATTACCACCACCAGACCCACCGCCAGCCACAACCAGATAATCCACCTGCGTAACACCAGCAGGTGCTGTCCAGTAACCAGAAGAAGTAAAGCTCTGTGAAACAGTCGAGCCGATACCGGGCCACACGCCTGATTTGATAGCTTGCAGCGCCTGTTGCAGCGTCCAGATACCTGAAGCTGATGTGGTAGATATTGTTACCGGATTCTTTGTGATGATCCGACCGGGATAATTACTCATCGTTCACCTTACGAATATAGTCTAAGAATAACAATACCTGAGCCGCCTGTGCCGCCTGTTCCAGATGGGTAAGCGCCACCACCACCTCCACCGCCTGTATTGGCTGTCCCTGCGGTAGATGCAATTGTTGGAGTAGATGAACCACCTGACCCACCTCCTCCAGCGCCACCAATTCCCCTTGTTCCTGAATCAATGCCACCACCACCACCGCCAGAATAAGTAACACTAGAGCCGCTTATGCCAGATGCCATACCTATTCCACCAGTACCAGCAGAAGAGCCAGATGAAGTACCGCCTATTGCGCTAGCACCGCCTCCCGCTCCAGCGCCATAACTTGCTGCACCATTACCAGCAGAACCATTGTTTCCTTGTGATGGAGATGTAGAAGGAGTATTGCCAGCACCACCAGCGGTTGCACTACCACCGCCAGAACCACCGCCGCCTGAACCACCCGCTCCGCCAGCAGTTGCACCAGCGCCGCCATATCCACCACCAGCAGAAACAATTCCGGGAGATGCAAATGGAGATGCTCCACCTACAACAGAAGAAGGATTGCCAACAGTTCCAACACTGTTAGAACCTCCAGCACCGCCGTCACCAACAGTAATAGTATATGAAGCCCCGCCAGTTACAGCAGCGCCTGTTCCAGTTCTAAACCCACCTGCGCCTCCGCCGCCACCAGATGCACCGGGGGATGGAGTTCCAGAGCCACCGCCACCGCCGCCGCCAACAATTAAGTAGTCAGCATAAGCAACATTAGTCGGCATTGTGTAAGTAGTAGTGCTGTTAAACGTCACAACAGTAACGCCGGGCTGTTGGTATCTAAGGATGACTATGCCTGAGCCGCCTGCGCCAGAACTAGATGCAGAACCGTTTGATGCGCCACCACCGCCACCTGAACCAGTATTTCCAGTGCCGTTTGAGCCAGCAGCACTAGTAGTATTAGAGCCATTACCCCCCCCACCTAAACCGCCAATTCCCGCCGTTCCGGGGCCTGACGCAGTATATGTACCACCACCACCGCCACCAGCATAATAAGTACCAACACCACTAAGTCCAGACCCTAAACCAATGCCGCCGTTACCTCCAGCAGAACCAGTGCCGTTTGAACCTTGAGCGCCGCCTCCGCCCCCACCTCCGCCACCATAATTTGGCCCAGCATCTTTTCCAATACCACCAGAATTACCCTGCGATGGAGTGGTTGATGGCGTATTTCCAGCACCGCCAGCAGCATCCCCGCGACTTCCTGCGGCTGTACCCCCACCACCACAACCGCCAGCGTTACCAGCCACTGAAGCTCCTGTACTTCCAAAGCATCCACCACCACCACCAGTTGAAGTTATAGATATAAATGTAGAATTTGAACCATTATTACTAGGTGTTCCAGCAGCAACAGATGCTCCACCTGCTCCCACAGTAATTGTGTATGAAGTTCCGGGTGTAACAGCTAGTGCAGAGCCAGCAAGAAAACCGCCAGCACCTCCACCGCCACCACCGCCCACACCGGCCCTGCCTGCCGCACCAGCACCGCCACCACCAACAACCAAATACTCTACAGACGTAACACCTTGAGGACATACCCACGTAGATGTCGCATTAAATATCTGCACAACAGTGGAGTAGCCTTTAAGCGTCGAAAGCGTCCAGATGCCTGAGCCAAACGGTATAGGTCTGTTGGCACTTATTATCTGACCGGGATAACCATGAATTGCCATAGCAACCCCTTATTAAGACGATATTTCTTCGTAGCTTATTGAGTAGGTAATCCCACTAGCTGTACCAGAAGTTACAGAAATGCTGTTGCCTTCTTCTAAGTAAATCGCTGTGGTTTTATCCGTAACGATTAACGAAGCATCCGCTGGTACAGACACTGTACTTACGATTGGATACGCAGTACCGCCTGATGGTGCAGAGCCTTGAGCAACCGCACCGTTTGAGTAAATAGACACCGTAGTATCCACAGCAGCAGAACCGTTTACGTTAGCAGCGACAATCTGATTGATTTTAAAAACCTTGCCAGACGAAGCAGCGTTAGGTAACAGAACCACCGCAGAAGTACCGGATGGGGTGAGGTACGTAGTCTTACCATAGATGGTAGTTACGTTAACAATATTGGGGTTAGCCATAATTACTCCTTAGAATCCAAAAATTAACCGCTAGAAGCCGAAGATCATCGAAAGAGCTATAGATTTTCCAGCAGATATACCGCCTGATGCCGCAGCCCATGTGGGTGCGCTTGCACCGTTACTTGTTAATACATAACCCGCAGTACCAGCCGCAGTAAACGCATATGCAGTACCAGTTCCATAAGGCACACCACCAGCCGTAGGAGCCGCTGTTGCGTTTGTGCCGCCATTTGCAATGGCCAATGTACCTGCGACAGTAACTGCACCTGTAGTGGCTGTGGCAGGCGTTAAACCTGTGCTACCAAATGAAATAGACGATACGTTAGTAGTCGATGCCTTGGTAGCAATTATCTGAACTGTGCCAGTATTATCTTTGTAGTACAGTTTGCCGTCAGTAATATTGATAGCCAATTCGCCATTGACAAGATTCCCCGACGTCGGAACAGCAGATGCTGTCGTACTATAGTAAAGTGAGATTGGCGTGTAATTAGTTTGTGCCATAATTTAATCCCTAAAAAGTGCCGCCAGTAATAGAACTCCACGCTGGCGTAGATGCGCCTGCAATCAATACCTGCCCTTGTGTGCCGTTAGCAATATTTGCTACTGCGACAGTACCGCCAACAGTTTTTAAACTACCTGTAGTATCATACGCACCGTCTGTTGTCCAAGTATCTCCAACTTGCAATGTAACTTTCGCAATTGTTCTTAGCGTACTACTATTATTATAGCTAATAGTTAGCGTAACAGCTGCAGTATCCCTGTTTTCTATGGTAATAGACTTGATAGTTCTACGTGTAGAAGCCGCAGGGGCTGCAACTAAAGTAACTGACGAAGTACCATTTAAAGCACCATCGTTAGCGCCTTCTGTAAAAGTCGTGCCATTATTATCAGCATAAGCAGCCGTAAAGTCAGGGTTGGTCGTAGCCGCAGCCCCTGACATGGCTACTACAATTGATTTTGTGGTTGCGTCAAGGATTAACATATTTTTTCCTAAGAAATAAACCAAGCATACGCATTAGCTTGGGATGATGAGCCGCCACTTGCTGCTTGCCATGCTGCTGTGGTTCCATTAGATGTTAAGACATAGCCATTGGAACCTATCCCAAGCCTTGCGGCGCTATTTGTGCCATTCCCTATTATAAGGTCGCCAGTAGTGGTTATAGGAGACAAAGCATTGAACGCCGCAGCCGTAGTAGTCTGACCAGTACCACCGCTAGATATGCCTAGCGTGCCTGCAAGAGTAATAGCTCCTGTAGTAGCAGTAGACGGCGTTAAGCCGTTTAAAGAGGTGCTGAATGACGTTACACCGCCAGTTGAAGCAGCCCACGTAGGCACCCCCGCGGCAAGTGTTAATACGAATCCGTTTGTGCTAACAGACAGCTTGCTTAACGTATTAGTCGCAGAGGCATATAAAATATCACCAGTGCTATACGTATTTTGACCTGTGCCGCCATAAGTTGCGGCTAAAGTTCCTGCAAGAGTAATCGTTCCGCTTGATGTAATAGGGCCACCAGATGTTGTTAACCCAGTAGACCCCCCAGATACAGCAACCGAAGTAACAGTTCCACCTGTAGCAACAGCAATATTTGTAGCGCTAGTAATCTGACCTTGCGCGTTAATTATGATCTGCGGAATGTTTGAAGATGAACCATACGTACCAGCAACCACAGTTGTATCTGCGATAGCTATGGTTCCAGTGGTCGTGATAGGCCCACCGGTAAGTCCTGTTCCTGTAGCTATTGCAGTTACACCGCCGCCACCAGTGCTAGTTCCTAACGTAACCCACCCTGCAGTCGTATACGCCTCAACAACCCCAAGGTCGCTGTTATAGCGCAACATGCCACCAACAGGAGAGCCGGGACGAGCGAAAGAACTACCTATTGGCAGCGTTAAACTGCCAGTGCCGGGGATTATTGGGTTAGTAGTAATTGAAACAGTAGGCGTGGTAGTGCCATTAGTAACTGTTATTTGGTTTGTAGTGCCTATTACATTAGTAACAGACCCAGCCCCAGTACCAAAAACTGCCCAAGTGCTATTTTGATAAAACTCAAAATTGTTGTTATCTGTATTATAGCGAATCGTACCATTTGTAGGTAACGCAGCTCGAGCGGCAGTATTGCCAGAAGGGACAACCGCACCAGCCGCGCCCGGCAAAACAGGATTACTAGCAATAGCAATAGTTGGATTGCCTGAAGTGCCTGCCCCGTCAGTTACAGTGATTTGTCCACTTGAGCCTGTTAATTGGCGTATAGTTGCGCCTGTACCCAGCATTGTTAACTGCCCGTAACCGCTTAAACCGGCAATAGTTGCTGCAACCCCCGTTAAGGCAATTGTAGGGTCACCAGCGACACCATCGCCATTTGTAATGGTTACACCTTGGCCACTGACTTGAAGTGTCCTGGGGGTTAACGTAGTGCTTCCGGTTTTTGCCATAATGCCATTACCGGCATTAATCAGGCTTGAGAGTGCACCAGTAGTGCCAATTTGGAACAATCCTTGCGCGCCACCATCAGAAATAGTTAAACCTGAAGCAACTCCAACGTAACGGCTATTTGCAAGAGTAGGTTCTTGATTAACTGTTAAAAATGTTTGAGTTTGCGCAGGACTTGCAGCAATGGCTCCAGTTGTAGTTTGTACAGTAACGCCATTTTGGACAATAGGTACAGCCTCAGTACCAGTAATAGTACCTGCTGAGGGGAGTTGCGTAATCTGTATGTTTGCCATATTAGGGACTTAGGTTATCCAAGTTTCCATTATTTTCCGGATTATCTTGATTACTTTCAGGCGAGATTTCATAATTCTCGTATGGTCCAGTAATCAATGCATCCGGATCTGTGCTTACATCGGCATCAGGCCGTGGAAAACGAATCGAAATCTTCTCAGGCTGCCTTGCCGGTAACCTATACGGGTCAAACTGATCTTTACAACCTTGATTACATACTCTTAACCCCGGAAAATTAGGGTCTTGAGATAAATCAACATACGCCCTTTTCATGCGACAACGATCGCATATTGCTATGCTAATTATACTATTGCCAAGTGTATCTAGTGTACGTGGCATTAGCTTGTATAAGGTGCTATATTAGGCGCAAGATAAATAGGAGACTTATCTCTTTCTTCTTGATCTGCTTGATTCCAATACTTATCAGCTTGCTGCTCAAGATACGCAATTCTATTTGTATCAACGCCCGGTAATTCCATGGCCATTTGATGGGCTAGCATATTCTGAACTGCCAAGTACCATCTTTGTGGAATTTCTAGCTCACCACTCAATGCGCCTACATCTTGTATTTGACGATGGTACCACGCAACTATTTGCTTAAATGGGTTACCCGGGACAGGCCACGTATACATTGACGGTTGCGGAATAGTTCTATCAAACCAAAACAATAAAGGCTGGTCTGATGTGAAATTTTTATTAGGCAAATTGGTGTAATCATCACGATTTAAGCGTGCCATAGGTATTTCTGTAGGCGCTGTGCCCCATACCAATTCACGAACAGCCAAAGTACCGCCGCCTTTTTCTTTAATTCTCCACAAAGGCGTGCTTTGTGAAGGCTCAAGATCATAGTAATACCATTTACCGTCAACCCAAGTGGTGGCTCCGGGTGAATATACAGTGGTCCAAGTAATATTATCGGTACTACATTGGATATCTATATTAAAAGACCCAGAAGTACCTGCCAGAATACCTACTGTTGCAATATAAACGTTATTTCCTGAGCCATTGTTAATCCCAAGATACCCATCTGGTGCACTTTGTTGGCAAATTGTGTCGGTATTACCATCATAGGCATTGGCAACATTACCTGAAGAGCCAAACATGCCTGTAGTAACACGAGTAACTGAGCGATAATTGGCATTTAACACATCAACAGTGCCTAATGGCATATCGTAGATGTATTGCTCTTGGTAAAGGCCCTGCACAACTTTATTTATGCACCAATATTGAATGCCGCGATTGGCCATATTGGAAAGAACGTAATATAGACTAGTTTTTGATGCTAAAACTTGCTCATTGGTAAGCTCTTCTGCCAATTTACCAGCACGACGAGCACCATGGTCAATCAGTTGTTGAACCGAAATAACTGTAGTACCGACGGTTCCACTTGTTGACATGAATTACCACCTTCCTGTCTTTTTTGTAGCTGTCAAAGAACCACCATCTGCGCAATGCCAACGCTTAAGAGATGCAGCTTTTCGAGTAGGCTGGCCCTTATCATCTTTCATAGGCCCCGGCATACCACTCATACGTGCGCAAAAAGAATCATGTCTTGGACCCTTTGCTTGTGGTGCCTTAAGGTTACTACCGGTTGCCCTATTAAATTTATCTCGACCTTTCTGAGTAAGGCCTGCGCCTTGACTTGTAGGTAGCTTTTCACCACGACTAACAGATAATCTAGGGTCGCCACCTTTTGCCATTTTTGCAGTACCTGCAGCCGCTTTAAAATCAGCTGTAGTAGGCGCGCCTTCAGATCCCGGCTTGCGCATACGCTCACCAGAACCATGCTTAATTCGTTCTTGCTTGGCATGAATATTAGCCCATAGCCCGGGCTTTCCGCCATCTTTCATTTTTTGCGCTTCACGCTTTACGCTATACGCTATGGCAGCCGCTTGCTTAGGCGGCTTACCAGCTTTAATTTCAGTGGCAATGTTTTTTGAAAAAGCTTCTTTAGATTTGCTTTTGATTAAAGGCATTATTACCCCAGTGGGTTAACATAATGTTTGACCATTTCCAATACTACTGTATAGGTGTCACCTGCTGACGCATCCAAAGTAGTAAAGGTAATTGCGCCATCTTTACCCGCACCCGCATTATTTGTTAAACCCCCAATTTTTTCAAAATCTTGCTGATACGCATTATTTTGCGGAATTGTTTCAATAATGACTGGCGTATTGGCTTTCCATTTTAACTGCACTTCCATACCATGCGTCAAAGCAGTAATCTTGGTAATTGTGACAGCATCACATGCGCCACCTGCTACTGAAGGTAATAGTGTTGCAGGGTTAACTTTAACAACATTTGTTTCACCAGTACCATCGCTGGAGTTAGTGAACTTCATAATGGCCTTGCGCTCTCCGTCAAAAAGCGTCTGGCTTGCAACTGTATCAGCCATAATTATCTTCTCCAATTAAAAGCAGGGGCCGAAGCCCCTACTCTATTTAGCAAGAGCCGCCGTATTTTTTCTTCATTACAGTATGGCCACAAGAGTCACCCTTCATTTCAACGTGGCCACCTTCTTTGTACTTAGCAGGTCTAATCATGCCACCAGTTTTGTACTCAGACGGCTTAATCGAGCCACCAGTTTTATACCCACCTTGCGTATTAGCTACACCACCTGTAGCCTTTTTCATAGTGTGCATCCCACCATGCTTCAACTTAAGTGTGGTGCCTTTGCCGCCTTTATGCTCTTGCGCATCATGCTGCTTAAAGGCTTTTTTCATCATGGCCTTGTCTTGCATCATATCTGCCTTGCCGCCTTCTTTCATAGCAGGTGCTGCCATTAAAGGTGGGGCTACATTAGGACGTGCTGCACGAGGCATACCCATTGCGCCGGTCTTTTGGATCGTAGGAGGCATGCCTTTTTTCATACGAGGCTCAACCGAAGTCTCAGTTGTCATCTCTTTAGGTTCGCGTTTAAACTTAGCCATGCTATACTCCTTAAGCTTGTGTAACGCCGAGGGCGCCAACACGAGTTGCGTTAGGGCCTACAGCAATGCCCGGCATCGCAATGGCCATAACTAAACGCTTAATGCCGTCAGTTGCGCCATTAGGTGTGAAAGTACCGCGCACATCACCTGTAGTTGTAGTTGCGGCGGCAGTAACAGCAGCAACTGCAGTGCCTGCATTATCAGCCAAAGTATTGTTATACCCAGCGTGGATAATGTAAGCATTATCAAGAATACGCACAGGGCTACCAAGCACGTCAGTAGTACCAATACCAATTGTTGCGCCTAATGCACCAGAGATAGTTGCTGAAGAAATCTGGAAGAATGCCTTTTTACCTGGGACAGTGGTTGACTGCACTGTGCCTGTAGCAATTACTTCACTCATTGCTTGGCCGTAGTAATCGTAGCCAGAGATAGTTACGTTACGGTTAGTCAATGTGCCAGTACCAGAAACAATGCTTACTGCACGTGGGCAATCCAACTGAATAACAGTTGTGCCATCAGTGCGAATAACAGATTTTGTAGAAGTACTTGCAGTTAGAGTAATTGCTGACGAAGTTGTTTGCGCAGCTGCGATGTTGGTTGCGCCTAAAGCTTGTGGCACAACATCCCAGATATATACGCGGCCAAGAGGGCCTACGCCTAAGTCCATTGGTGATGGGTTATCATACCCAGTATTGCCATGCAGAGTCAACGCTGTTGTGCTGGCAATGTTAATTGCTTGATTCAATGTATAAGTACCAGTGCCACCAGTACCTGAGCCAAACGCAGTAATGTAAGTGCCATCGGTAACGCTAGTGCCATCAACGTACATACCAACAACAATTGGGTTGCCTGAATTAAGAGCAGTAATTGTTAAAGTTGACGAAGAAGAGCCCCCTGTACCACCAGTAGCGGTAACAGAGTACGGGCGAATACCTGTGCCCATGTAAGTTTGTGCGGGACCTAGAAATAGGTCATCTGAAAATTGAGGCATCGTCTGCTCCTTGAAAAGTTTGACGAATAGTGGATAAAGGGGCTGAGTTTTACCCCAGCCCCTAATACTTTACACGCCGGGCGTGCCGTACATTGCGCGAGGGTCAGTCCAGCCGATGTCGTAACGCTCAGTGCTCTTATAGCGCATTGAGTCAGTTTCGAAATCGCCTTCCATGGTTTTTTCCAAACCACGGCGCATCAGAAGTTTCATACCTTCTGGTGCATCGGTCTCTACCCACCATGCAGTTGCTGAAGTCAAACGAGAAAGAACAGATGCGCCTTCTGGCAACAAACCAATTGATTTAACTGGGTTGATGTCGTTGTTCGCAGTGCCTGTACGTAAAACAGACTTCAACAATACTTCAGCTTGGAACACATTGCCCGGTGCAACAACCAGTTTAAGTGGCTGCAAACGGATTTTCTTACCGTTGTTGTCAACTGCTTGACGAACTTGGATAAGCATCTGTTCTAGTGAAGTTTGCGACAAGTTAGCAGCAGTCCCTAGCAGGTTGCTAAAGTTACCGTTAACAATTGGGTGCGTAGTAGCATTCAACTGAACGCCGTCACCGCCTGGGTAAGCGCTATTGAAAGCACGATTCAGCACGTTGGCTGCAAGTGTTTCTTTAGTTTCAACCAAGGATTGCGCCAAGTGCTTGGCATATACAGAACCAATACGGATGTGGTCGCCATCTTCAACCAGCACTTTGGTCAGAGCGAAGGCCAAGCCATACACTTTGTACACATAGCGTTTGAGGAAGAGAACACCACCTTGTTGATACGACACAGGAGTACCGTCAGGCAACTCAGGTGCTGCACCAAAGCCGTACAGGACTGGCTCTTCATGGTAGTTACGTGGGATACCTTGTTGTTCACGGAAAACCGTGGACCATTCATCGGTACGCTGGTCATAAACTCCGTCGAATGCTTCGTTGAGAATTGGCTCAACAATCGACCGAAAGTCGGTACTTCTCATTGGGGCTGCCATAGTCTATGCCCTCCCTTAGATAGCGTTAAGAGTAGCGACCAACTGATGGTTAGCAACTTGTACACGAACAATCGTGTATGCATCACCCCAAGCGTTGTCAGCGTACGGTGCTAAGTCTACAATACGCATCTGACCGAAAGTCGAAGTGCCTGTCAATGAAGCCGACATGGTGCACTGCGACAGACCAGTTGTAGTAGAACCAGCAGTTAGGTTGGAAAAATTAGCATTATCGCCAATCGAGGTTTGGGCTACAGAGCCATCTGCTTGGATTTCATATACGATCAAAGGATCGTTGTAAAAATAAGCAACGCAGCTACCTGCTTGATAAGCAGTATTTGCAGGCCAGTAGTTTGATACACGACGACGACCTGTAGTATCTGTCCACTCTACGCCGGAAAATGCTCCAACGAAAGCTTCTGTAGAAGTCACAGGGTTAATAACACCATTATTGTATTTGACAGGCTGACCCTTCAGAATATCTGAAGCATAAGCTGACGTAATGCCATTGGCCAACGCCTGAGCACGTTCCAATCCCGTAGGAAAGAACGCCGGACGAAGACCGAATGGTGCAGAAGTTGCGCTCATAGAATGAGTCCTTTCACATTCGATATGCTAAATTACTCAAAAATTGGTATTTTAGCTGTGGCGTTAGATTCCATGCCTTCGCCTTCTATTGATACAAGTGAACGACCACCGCTATCGCGAGCTCCAAGCAATTGCTCTTGCTGCACCTTAATCTTGTCCTGCTCTTCGAGCGGGGCACGATGGTGAATTTCGTACATGATTTCTTGATAAAGATCCATCGGCATCTTGTACAAGATCATCTCGTTGCAAGAAACAAAACCGGCATGCTCACCAGCTTTCACTCTTAGATGCTCAAAGCCCGGCAACTCCTCGGCTTTTACAGGTTCATAACCCATTCGCATCCGTTTGTGGATTGGGTCGTACTGATTTGTAGAAGACAACCAGCACAAATGGTAACCCGGAATTTCGGGTGGGGTCGGAAGTGCTTCTTGAAGCCACTCCGAGCGGAACATCTTACGACGCTCCTCGGAAAATGCAAAGTTGGTTTCGGGTGCATCGCGCTTACGATCATCAGCAGCACGACTTTCACGACCTACACCAGCGTTTTTCTTAATTCTGTCGTCCATCATTAGCCCCTATTCTGTTTATTTTGACGATCCCAATCCGCGAATTTACGAATCATCTTGTTACGTTGCTCGGTATTATCCCACATGCCAGCTTCCTTAATGGCTGCTACACGATCAGGCGTTAAGCGAAACTCATTAGATCGTACTCCACCTGATGATTCTCGCCCCGAACTAGTAACCACAGACCTAGGCCTCTGATTTCTGTTACGCTCATTATATCCTGTGTTAGAACGATGTGGTAAATATTTTTGCAAGCGGTCATCGAGCTCTTCCCAATAATCTTCTTGCGTTGGGTCGAACCCCTCCTCGGTTAATGTGCGGTCAATTTTTTGTGCAATCTCTGAATCAAGATCTTTACCTTGGGGGTCATACCAGCCATTACGGCGCATCCAATCGGCAGCCATTTTCTGAACCATAGGGTCAGGAAGTTGGATATTCTGCTTAGGTTGTTGCGTCATTTGGCGAGTGGCATTCTCCTTAATGGTGCTTAAAGACTCCATCTTGCGTTGAGCCTCATATAGCATTTCTTGAGCTTGTACCAGTGATTCACCATCTTGTGCAGACACAGCTTCTTTCATCTTCATTTTGGCGTACTCAACTTGTACACCAGCATCGTCGATGGCTTTATCTACACGTGCTAATTCTGCGCCCGATGTTTTCTTTTCCAACACAGCCAGTCTATCAGCCAATGCGTTATTCTGCTTCTTTAGTGCAGAAATAAGATGGTTAGACTCGCGCGCCTTTTCACGATGAAGCTGCTTTTTAAGCTTTCTCTCTTCTCGACGAGCTGCTCGAATAGCTTCACGCTCAGGATCATTGTCAGATGCCTCATCTTTGGCTTCATAATCGCCAGAAGGGCCATCATCATCGTCATCATCAGATGTATTGTCAGAAGCTTGAGGTGAAGGTTCACTATCAGGAAGCTGCACAATTGCAGATCCATCAAGCTCCTCAGCCACCTGTAGCTCCAATTTCTCGGTAGGTGTCATATAGTTTTACCTTTCTGCGCTTAAACAAACGCTTTGATTGCGAGGGGGTCCCCCGTACAGGCGCCAATGAGTTCATGGTCATTAAAAAAAGTAAAGAGTGCTTTACCTTTTTGTTCGCCATGCTCAAAGTCGATTTCCCAACGATCGCCGCCCCATTTAGGAACACGGACATAATCTCCAATTTTTGCCCATGCGCCTTCTGGCCATGGTTCCATGGTGTCACGCTTCATAAACGCAAGCGGGCCTATGGCAATGATCTTGCCAATCATGGTGTTCCATTTTTCAGTTTCTTTTGTTTCTTCCACCAATACGATACCTGAAGCGGTAACTTTGTCTTTAACGGCACGAAGCTGCACCAAGACACGAGCACCATAAGGGCGCATAAGCGGATCTACTAACGGAAACGCTTCTTCAAGCGTTTGTTCAGCGATATCATTCGACATCTCGTTTTTCCTCATCCAAAAGAGTATCAAGAATCGACAAAGCTTCTTCCAAGCCTTGGAAATGGCCGACCAAGCGCTGATACGACTCATAATTTACCGGTGTGCCAGCTTGCAACACCACAGTAATTTTTGATTGCTCAGATTTGATGCGGCCAATAAAGTCTGAAAGAGTCTTCATCAGCGACCGCGACCCGCTTTTCGCATAGGAAGTGCTACTGCGATTGTCAGACCGGGACCTTTAAGAGAGCCACCCTTTTTCAAAGTAGCGATCTTACCGGTTGGTTTAGGCAGAGGCTGCTTCTGTGAAGAGTCCTCTATCAGTGTACGAGTTTTGCTCTCTGGCATAACTGCGCCACCGACTTTGTAGCCTTTAATTCCTTTGCCCTTGGCTTGTGTAAAACCACCGGCTTCGCCCATAGCTAGGCGTTTATGCATATTGATGTCATCAGACATTTTGACCTCCTAATTGAGATTGTAGTTCTTGCTGTGCGGAAAGAGCAGTTCTTACTTGCTCATGCTGTAATAAAGCTGCGTCATGAGACAACTCAGCCGATTTGATACGTTCCTGAGTAAGGTTATCCTCAGTATTTAAGATTAGATCTGTTTGCAACTTCTTCTCAAGTGCTTGCTGATCTAATCCCATCTTTTGTGCTTTCAATTGCAGATCACCTTGGTCTTTTGCTGCACGACGCTGTGTCTCAGCCATTGAAGTTTGCATAAAGGCTTGTGTTGCTGGGTCTGGAGGTGGTGAACCTCTCATTTGCTGCAGCATTTGCATTGCGTTTTGGATAATTGGCGGTATTTGTGCAAATGCGCCTTGGGTATCCATCATTACATGCTGCGATGAAACGGCTAAAAGCTTATCAGCATCATGCGGTAACTGCTGTTCACGCATAATATCAAATGGTCTACCTAGCGCTTGGCTTGCGTAGACGTCAATTTGGTTGAGATACCATAAAGTAACGTGTTGCTTGAGGTGCTCAAGTGCTGCTGGTAGGTAAACTGGTGCAATAATGGGGTTACTACCATACATTGGGTTTTGTAAGTAATCCAGCAACACCTGAATGTGAGCTAAATGGTCCTGATGTGGGAAAGCGCCAACGGCTTTGCCTACAGTCATGGCCACATTTTCCAAAGCTGGGTTCATATCCTTCACATTCTGCGGATCTGGCAGAACTTCGTTGATATCTGGGATTTTGATTTGCCTTAGAATACGCTTTTCAACCGCAAGACGGTTATATAAGTCCGGATTTGTCTGTGCGCGTGCTGCAAGTGCTTGAATTTGCGCGTAGCGCTGAGTTTCTGAGAAGATATGTGGATCAGACACCGGTACAATGTCAGAATTCTTCTCAAAATCTTCTTTTGTGACACCAATATCTTCAGCAATATCATTTAAGCGCTGCTCTTCAAGGTACCAACGGTTAAGACGTGCAATAACTTTAAGCACTCTCTTCTGAGACTCATGCAAACGAGCATGAATTGAGGAGAAAACCGCTGCCCCTTGCTCAATCAATGCTTGTGTAGTACCTACCGGTGCTTGTGCGCTAACATCAGCTATCTTCTCTTCACTAGTGGTGACCACACCTTTGGCGGCATCAGTTAACCAGCCAAGCAACTGGAATAAAACTGGACTAGGTTGGTTAAATGGTATAGGCATGGCGATCTTGCGAACATCATCCACGCCCGGGGCGCCTTCAATCTCAGCAATCTGAGTAGGCTCAATGGTAGTACTTTGGCCAGAAATCTTGGCCCCTTTGAGCTTTAACATGGTTGGAGCAGTATTGATATGGGCGCTATCCAATAAAGCTCTTAATGCGCCTGTCAATGCAGCCGATAAGCCACCAATGAGATGCGGAAAGCCAATAGCATACGCACCGCGCCAAGGAATAAACTTAAACTCAATAATCCAATCCATCTTGGAAAGAGTCTCATCGCCTAATTCCCAGTTGCGATATAAACCTACAACCTCGCGAGAAATCTCATCGATAGTTAAGATATACGGCGCACGCTCACCTTTTGAATAGCTATCATCTTCCAGCTCAAGCCAAGTGTAAACGTTAAATACTCGACGCACTCCATCGATATTATCGCTTTGCGAGCCCTTGCCTTCGATCTTTTTATTGGCTTTCTCAGCTTTAGATTCTTCAGGCTCCATACTTGCGCGGTGGATCTGAATATCTAAATACAAGCCTTGCGATACACGAAGCTCGAACTCTTCCTGCGTAATATCTTGCACCTCAGTAACACGAGCTGCAGTGTAGAAGTTACCAGCAGCAAAAGGCAAATAGATATTATCAATTGGCACAAACTCTACGCATGGGCGTTTCTTTTGTTCGTCGTACCAGATTTTGAAATACTGTGAGCCGCCCAGTGGGATCTGAGTAAACATCTGCTCCTGCTCATCGCGGAACTCTTCAATTTGCTCAGTCAACTGCCAATTGAAAAATTCTTTTTTACGATCAGCACGCTTAGTTTTTTCTTCAGTAACCTCGCCATAGATCTTAGTTCTTACTGGACCATCCGGTGGGAAGAGCTCTTTAATAGCTCTTGCTGCGAAGTCCACGCAAGCCTCAGCCATCACTGGGTGTACTACCTTTGATGCGCCTTGGAAAGATGCTCCACCCGGCGCGTCATGCCCTAAGCCTGTGCGACGAATCCCATCCTCATATTGCTTATCACGCTCTGATCTGGCATCTTTATCTTTATCAATAAGATCCAAATACTTAATGGCCACGTTACCTAGCTCATAGGAAGGTAATTTCTCAGCCAGATTCTCATAGAAATCAGGCTCTTCATCTGGGCCTTTAAGATCATCCATACGTACGATGACCGACCCATCAGGCAATTCCTCAATATTATCTTCTTCTATATCAGCATCAAAGATGTCGTTGAACTGGTGTTCATCATCATCCTCATCAGCCATAGGCCCAACAAAACGATTATAGTCTTGTGGTATGGGCATCTCAGTAGCCATTAGGTTCTCCGAAGTTCAGCCCGCATGGCGGGAATTGTTTTTGCAATACGCACTGTGCCGCCTTTGGCGAAACCAACGCCACGCTCACGTTGAATGTGTCGTATAAGTAAGCGCTTTAAAAACTCTTTTTGCTCAGGCGCTAAGGCTCGTGCGGTAAATGACCAATTGTTAATGTTATTAATCAGTTCTGGTGTAAGCGCAATATTGGACTCACGCGCATTGCGCACAATTTGCGCAAATACATTTTGCACCTGCGTTGATTGCTCAATAGAAAGACGTTGCGATAATTCAGTATCTGATAAAGTGCTTATGTTAGGCGTAACTGCATTGCGCTGAGGCGTTTGCTGCATTTCAAATGCTGCTTGTTGCTGTCTTGCAGTCTCGCTAATTTGCTGTTGCGTATTTCGCATTTCACGCACAGTATCATCATACTGATCACGCAAATTTTCTAAATCACGTAACTGTTCAGGCGTTATAGTGCCGTCATTCTCACGCCTAATGTATGGGAGCATTTGGCGATTCCACTCTGCAATATCATTAGTAAGGGCGTCATGTCGTGCATTTAAACGATTAAGCTCTTGCGTATAAAGTTCTGCTGTTGGCGCTTGTGTTGACGCAACAGGCCTGTTAGCAGGGTGCGTAGGGTCAGGTTCAAATAAGCCAAGATCTTCAGGGGGTAGTCGCACTTCAGCAGGTGGTGGAGCCAATTGATTACGCAATCCATTGCGCAATTGTATAATTTGCGCTGCTTGTTCGCGCAAATCATTTAGAGCTCGTTCGTCTATAGGCAGGCCTTGCTCTTCTAAGGCAAGCCGCTCATCTATGTCATCAGTTATGCGACCATACTCAATGTCAAGTTCTGCAAGACGAGTTCGCATGTCAGTAGGCGCCAATTGTTCTGGCTCAGGCGGGAAGTACGCGCCGGGGTTATACCCTTCCTCTTCCACTGCATTAGCCAATATCTCACGCTCTTGTGGTGTCAAGTCGCCAATCCCGCCAACCTCGTCATTTCTGATACGCTCTGCAAACTCTCTTGCTGTGTAATCATTGGGGCCAAAGCTACCTTCTTCAATTGAATTGTCAACCACGTCGATAAACATTTGATATAGTTCACCTACAGGCCGAGGCGGCGTCATGTTTTGTTGCTGTTGCGCCAATGCACGTGAAGGCGCATACTCAAGATTGTTAAGCGCTGTTTGTGTGTCCTGTGGCGCAATATCTGGGTTCTGTTCTTCTGTAAAGCGTATCGCGTACTCAACAACATCTGGGTCTATTTCACCTGCGTAGTAGGTTGGGTCATTGCGAAATGCTTGTAAAAAGTCGCGTTGCGCAGAAAGTGGGCTCTCATTTCGCTGTATGGCGTCATATACAACCTGTTCTAACTGATCCATAATTTCAGTATGCAGCTCATTTGCCTCATCCAATTGCTGCGCAGTTAGACGGTTGCGCATATCAGCCGTAGATTCTTGAATCCATGGCGCAGTTGGAGATCCTTCCGGGTGTGCATTTGCCCCTGCAACAATCTCATTGAATTGTTTTTGCGTTACAAAACGAGGCAGCTCTACAAAGTCAAAATCCAAGTGTCTAACTTCCTCGGGGTCCATGCCCGGCACCCTTTGACTTAGTGAACGCATACCTGCAGGCGTTTGCGTATCAAACACACCTGCGTTTGTTTGCAGTTCAGAGCCTGAACTTGCAATTACATTTTCTCTAGAGTTTAAATACTCAGCAATACCTTCACTATACGCGCGGTCAATTGCGCCATTCTTATAGCCTTTTACCCAATTAATATTGTATTGCCCAGGCATACTTGCAGGAGACATACGTATTAGTGCAGCAGGGTAGCCTGTCGTACTATCTCGTATACTGGCTAATTTTGTACCATTATAAATTTCATCAGCGTATGTTGAGTAATCTCTGCTTAGATTAGAGTTAGGGTTACGCTCACCTGTTGTGATGTCATACATTGCTTCATGCGTTTGCGGCTTACCAGTAATGAAATGCTTTTTCTTTGGGTCAGCACCACCGCATTCAGCAACGCAAATATCAAGAATTGTAGTATCGGCGCTTAAGTCTTTATACGCTTGCTCTTTTGGTGTATTGGCGTCAAACTCAATGACAGCGGCATTATAAAAAATATTATCGTTTGGTACCTGCTGTACTCGTTCCTGTAGCGCAGTATTGACATTGGTAAGATATGTTTGCGCGGCTTTTTCTTCTTCTATTTCTCTAAGTCGGCGCTTATCAAAATACTGTTGCACATATTTATCAACGGTTAAGCCTTTTAACTTCTCAACAGGTACCTTGCCTGTAAGAACATCATTATAAAAGCTATTTACCATATCATCAATACCTAGAGCGCCGAGTGTTCCTTTTTTCAAATTGTAGACTATAGACTCAGGCGGTGCTAGAGTAAGTGACGGATAGAAAGGCTTTTCCTGCTCGGGCAATTCATTCAATACTTTGCTTACTATTCTTGGCTGCACGGCAGCATCAGCAAGGGTTTCGTAATCTTGCGCAATACGTAAGTTAGCTATATCTTTGCGAAGCTTATTGCGCTCAGCAAGTTTGGCGTTATATTCCCGCATGAAGTCGTTATACCCAGGAATGACATCATTAAACGAAAGTCCGGGGGCGTCAGGGCCATTTGGGTACATTACAGACTCAGGAGGCAATGTTGCAATCATCTCAGCTTTGCGAGCTTCAAGCTCATTAAGCTCAGCGCTAACAACGTCTAGCCTATCACCAAGCGCATGAAACTCTGGAAGAAATTCACCGGTTTCATGAAACCCACCTGCTATTCTATTTTTACGTGCTGTGTCAGATACAGACTCAGCGTACCCTTCTAGCTCTGACGCAGGCTTATATGTAACGCCTTGCCTTGCTTTTTGCAATAATGGGTCAGCCGCTGTGCCTATTCGAGTATCTAGGTAGTTCTTAAATGTACTATTCAACCAATTAGAAGCAGCTGCATGGCGCTCTGCATGTACAGATGGTGGCACTAACGTACCCCCTGATTGCTCTATTGCGGCTTTACCTTCATCCGTCTTAAAGAAATCCTCATACATACCTAATAGCTTTTTGTCACGTATGGTTGGCTTATTTCCAATTTGGAACGCTGCATGCAATGCATCATCGCCACCTTCGCCACTACGTATCGGAACGTTTGGGTATATCTCTTGAAGACGACCGGTAATGTAGTTATTAAGTTGCCTTTTTACTGCGACAGGAAGCGCAGCTCCTCGCTGTGAGGGCAACCGATGTGAGTCCAAGTCGGTATACCTATTCAACAATCTCTTATTGTCTAACTCTGCAACTGACGCAACTTCTGAAATAATATTCGTAAGTGGGTCAACATAGAATGGATGGCTTGATGTATCTTCAGTACGAGTAGGTTGTATTATTCTTGTGCCCTTATCAGGTCGCACAGCGTACATATTGGTCTCGGGTGCGATGCCACCAAAGGTTGGAGTACCTGTTACCTCTTGGCGGCGCTGTAATACGTTGGCCCAATCGTCCATCAGTGCTTGTGCCTTGGCACCTACGGTTGGCTTACCTGTGACTGGGTCCATACGAGTAAAGCCAGACTGGGCGTTGCGATAGTCAATAGGTATATCACCCACTTGGCGCGCAACATTTTGTACGTTGCCTTTCATGGCTCTAATGTCTGAGCCTGTGAGCATTGGTCGTGTAGGCGTTGGTGCCATAGGCCAAGCAGCTGGTACTTTTAGCGTATCAAGCGCCTTGCCAAAGTTAGATGCAAACTCTTCGCCATCACGCGTTTGTAAAGGCTGAGTTGGGAACATCCCATTCTCACCAGTTGAAGCTTCTAAGTCTTTACGCATTTGCGCAGCTTCACGCAATGATTGTGGATCCTTGGCAACGCGTTCACGATAGGCAATGCCGGGCATCTTGTACGCATGCTTTAGTAAAGCTTCCCAAGGCTGCAACACAGCAGCTCTTGTAGGCCCGCCAAAAAGGACGTTCTCCACATCAGCAAACTGCTTAGGTAGCTCACCAATATCTCGTGTAAATTGTTCTGTGCGTGAAAGAGGCTTGGCTTTAGGCGTTGTGAGCCTTGCGTATATATCATCCAATGATAAAGGCTTGGCGTCAATAGCCATAAGTGCTTGTAGCTCAGGCGAGATCTTTGGAATATTTGCAACTGCTGCAGGTAGTGGCGATCTCTTATTTCTCTTAAGAGCAAGCGCTGCACGCATTTCATCCATAGGCTGCGCGCCTACGCCATCATCGCCTATATAGTTACCTAATTGATCGTACATGGCTGCCATAGTCAACCTTCTAAATCTTGGAGTACATCGTTGATGACATCTTCATCATACCCAGGATGATTCTCATCTAAGAAGTCATGAATTTGCTCGGGTTTAAATCCATGTGAATGCAGCATTTCCGCAATATCACCAGCGTCAGTAGGTACATCGTATTGATCCATCATATTAAAAACATGAGATGGGTCTAGCTCATCAATAAAACTACCTAAAAGCTCTTGCATTTCTTCGTGCAACTCGTATTTACCTTCTTCGTCTCCAGCCTCGTCAAGCGCAGCAAATTGTTTATCTTTTTTATTGAACTTCTTAACAATTTCTTTAGGCACAATACCTTCTGTAATTGCGTCATGCAATACGTCCCGGGCGTAATCTGCGTCATAGTCATACGCAGGTATTCGGTCCTGTACTATATTTTTTAATGCGCCCCATATTGCAGCATGTGGATCTGCAACTGTTTCGCCTACAGCTTTAGCAGCTTCAGTTAAAGGCGCTTGAGTCTCAGCCAACGCGCCAAGCTCAGGTAATGCGCCACGTAATGCCATGTTACCTGCAGCCCGGGCTGTATGCCCTAAGAAATCACGCCTTGACATAGGCGCAGTAAGAGCCTTGTACATCGGTGATAACGCAGGAGGCTGCATAGGCATTGGCGCAGGTACAGGTGCTGAAGGTGTTTCACTTAGCCCAAACAGCTTACGCCTTTGAATGTCAACAGGTGGCGCGACTGGCTTAGGCTTTGGCCCTTTGCCAAATAGACCGACGTCCATCATTGCGGGGTTGCGTTGTAAAAGACTTGCGCCATCGTCATACGTAGGCGGCGTTTGCTCGGCCATCATAGCAGCGTATAGCTTGGCTAAGTCTTGATCTACCTCAGGCGGCATAAGGGTTCACCCTCTTAGGTCGTGTTTCATCAATATACTGACTCTCGTCATTGTATACCGGATCGATGTCTAAGAATCCCATATCCCGCAAAATTCTTAATGCTTGAGTCGTTGCGTCCACCAAATCATCATGTCGTACCTCGGGGAAAGAGCAGAGCTGACTGATCAAAGGCTCAACCCAATCACGAGGATAGCCTTCCTTCTTGGAAGACTCAGGTACGTAGATGCGACCCCGCTTGATGATAGGCGCCACGATATTGAGACGCTGCATCTTGTCTGCCATACCCGGGTTATAGCTTCTCACAGGTACGCCAGCACGCTGCAGATCTTGGATTAGGCTGATGCCGGCTGATTTATCTTCAATAAGTACAAGATCGACTTTCTTCCCGCTCCCAAACTCGTTATCGTCACCATAAATTGACTTGGCTTCTTCGACGACCTTAGGTCGCAGATCCGGGTACTGCAGATGTTCCTGCCAACAATCAATGACCATAGCACTAAGCGGCTTATCGTCACTCGGTTTAAAGATGCCAAGCACCACACACGCAGTTGGATCGTTCCGAGTTTTGTCAGACGTAGCGCAGTCGTAGGATTGAACCACATACTCAAACTTAGGCAAAGCTCTCTCAGCAGGCCAAAGCTTGAACCAAGCACGTTTAACGATGCCGGCTTCTTCAGGGTCGATGATTTCAGCGTAAATCTCTTGGCGCCCAAGCTTAGTACCTTCGTACTGGAGAATTTGTTTTTGGAATGTTGGAGCGAGGTTCTGGATGTTGTCGTAGGTACTAGCTGTGGTGTACACCACATCCTTGCCATCGCGTGCCACCAGATCAATAACTAGAGGCTTTGGCTTAGGTGTTGTGGTACATATCAACCGTGGGTGCTGGCCTAATCGCATACCAAACTGCAGCATGTCCCATGCGTCATCAAGGTAATCCCATGCAGCCAGCTCATCCAGCCAACCACGATGGAACTGAGGTCCGCGGAAGCGATCAGGCTCAGACGCAGGAATGCCTTTGATGATCGACCCGTTTATGAGTGTCAGTTCATGCAGCGACTTGGTGTATGACTTAATGAGAATGTTGGGGATCACGTTCAGCAGACCTGAGTCTCCCTCAAAGCAAACATCACGTACATCGCCGGACGTTGGAGCTGAGACTAAGGATCGTGTATTGGGGTTGGTCCACGCTTCCCACCACACCCATTCAGCTGCGCACCGAGTCTTACCTGCGCCACGCCCAGCAAGTAGAAGCCAGATATCCCACCAATCGCCTGAAGGTGGTACTTGGTGCCTATTGGCTGCAACCAACCATTTGAGTCGAGCTAAGGTAGCCGCTTTGTGCTCAGGGGGGAGTTTGTTGAGATCAGGCCCTTTGCGAATCTTCTCCGCAAACTGCTCACTCAGTTCCGGACTCAGCATCTGATTGACGCACAGCCAAGAGCTCAGTTAGTAAATGCCCAGTAAAGTCGTGCATGTGATCGACTTCAATAGGCCCATCATTTTTGCCTGTAACTTCCATCTTGGAATTCTCACGATACTGCTCGGGGAACCGAGCCGCCATGCTCCTTGACCAGAGACCCGTGTTGATCTTCGGCCCGCCCGGCGTCTCAATCATGTGATTCTCAGCTAAAGACTCCCAATACGCCAACGCGTCTTGACGTGCAATTGCCAAGGCGGTCTGAAAATCTTCGTGCACGGCTTCCCATTCTTTGAGATTGCTAGGCGTGATACCCAGCTCTGATGCGATAGCCCAACGTGACTTGCCAAGCTTACCTAGCTCAACAACTTGCTCGCAATACGCAGGGTCGTATTTGCTTGGGCGGCCTAAGAACTTTCCGTTCTTTGAAAGTGTTTTCGTAGTCATGAAATGATTGTAAACATAAAATTGGATGGTTGTAAACTTAAATGCTGAAGAGGCTCAGGTTACAGTTCGGGTTACATCTACCTCGAAAACTATATAGATATGTGTATATATAATATATATTCCTAATTTTTATTTTTACTGTAACTACTGTAACCATGTAACTAAGTAGGAGTACCAACGCATCTGGAGTTACATCAAAGTTACAAGTTACAGTAAAAATGGCACTTTACAGCTCAATTTCTCTCTTTATTGCTTCTTCGGTAATTATCGCAATGTCATTCAAAGATGCAGTTACAGCAACGTCCCCCGGCCGTGGTGTAACCACAAATACTGTGAACCTAGACGTTTTTCCGTGCACTTTGATCACCTTGCTTGGTTCAACTTCACCTTGAGATTCGAGAGCTCTACGAATATATTGCGTCTTAGCTTTTGAATCGTAGCCCCAGCGTTCACATAGAATTGAGAGCTGAGTAGCGGTGAAGGCAGCTGCTCCTTTGCAATGTTCACGTGTCCAGTCGGTAAGTTCTTTGGCAAAAGCTTCAAGTGGACTTTTGCTAAGCTCAATAGCTTTTTGTTTATACGCAGTCATTGGCGCTGGAGCGTAGGGGTCAAAGTCGGATACATCACGACTCATA